CAGTTAAGAATTTCCATTACTCTTTTAAATAAGAGCGGAGCTACATATCCCGATACAGCATCCTCGAACCTGAAGCCTCTTTTTAAAAAAGACACTTCATTTATAGTTCTAGGACGCTCTATCACGACAGTTTTCAATTCAGATGTGTAAACAAGACCCAATTGTGTCATATACTGACCCAATGTGATTTCATTGAATCCCTCATCATGGGCTGCAACAACACCCATAAGACTATCATAGCCGTACACTATAAGCATAACATCATTATTGAATTCCCAAAATGATGATAAGCCATTATCCCTATAAAGAGAATATGCAATTTTATGATACATTCTATTTAGCATACAACTAACATAAATCGTACCGGGATGTCCTGAAGGTATGGAAGAGTCCCATCTCATAAGCATGTCATCAACTATATGATATGAATGACACATGGAGTACCACAATACTTTACGTACATTGCGATCTTCAAATGATGCATTGGGATAACAAGTTCTCTCTACAACTTCTAATAATGATTGCATTATAGGAGAAGGATGCCTGGAATCAAATTGACTAAAATCTCCCGCATTAACTCTTGGTCCAAAGGACGCTATAGCACGCCCTAATTCGTTCCATTCGTTACTATAAGGATTAATTCCTACTGCAATTCCATTGCGAATCCTGTTTCGAATTAACCACGCATTAAATGTGCCAAAATACATCCTCCATATAATGACCTCCACCATATTTCCTGCACTAAAATTTCTAGTTTTTCCAGCCTTAACTTTTTCAATGTCACGCAGCTCATCCTTAAGACAATCTACATATACAAAAGCTGGTCTAATGCCTTCCTCCATCATATGGATGGATGACATTGTTTCCTCTCGTAATTCTAATGCATTCTTATTAGTAAGATCGTATGCCTCGTCAGATCCAAACCATAAGTACTTACCTTTTGTACCACGACGCAAAAGCATATGTGGCCATCCTGGACTAGACTTTCTACTTAGAGGTCCAATCTCATCCATATCATCAACACCTAATATGGCATCTTCCCATGATAAAACCTTATGATCAATGAATAATGGCGAATTAGCTTCATAAAAATCCACTTCAGAATCAATAGCAGCTCTGAGTATCCAATTTGGTATATGAATACTCTTATTAACATTATAATTACTTAAAGCAATTTTTTGCGGGTCTATAAC